TGGCTCGCCTGTTTTGGCTCGTTACAAGTCAGCAGCTTGCATCAAGATCGCTGCTAACTCATGGATCGTAGTGGGTGCAGTTGCCTAATGCTCAATTCATTAGTAGGGATTATTGCCTCTAGTGGTGGGGCAGCAGGTGGTGGGGCTTACGAGTCCATCGCATCTGCAACTGGTACAGGATCATCGGGAACGATTACATTCTCATCTATCCCTAGCACTTATACATCATTGCAAATTAGAGGAACTTGCAGAACGACCGGCGCAACGCAAGCAACCATAAGATTTAATGGAGATACGGGCGCTAATTATGCTTCGCATCAACTCTATGGTGACGGAACCTCAGCGGCAGCAGGTGGCATTAGCGGTGTGACTTCTATCTCAAATGGCGGTATTCTGGCTTATGAAACATCGGCTGCAGCGAACTTAGTTGGTGTTTTTGTTTTAGATGTACACGATTACGCATCCACGACTCGCAATAAAACGACTAGGATCTTTAGTGGTAGAGATGAAAACACGGCGGGATTTCTCCGCTTAGGTTCAGGATTATGGACAAGTACAGCAGCGGTTACTTCTGTAACTATTCTCATCTCATCAGGTAACTTTACAAATCAAACAACCTTTTCACTATACGGAATCAAGGGAGCGTAAATGCCAGCAACATACGAGCCAATCGCTACCACGACTTTAGGTAGTGCAGCAGCAAGCATTACTTTCAGCAGTATTCCTGCAACTTACACGGATTTGAAATTAGTTATGGTAAGCAGAAGCACCAGAAGCAATACTGTTGACCCTTTAATAGTTCAATTTAATGGTGATACCACTTCCAATTATTCTTATATAAACTTAAGAGGAACTGGATCTGTTGCAACTACAGGCAAGGCTTCCAATCAAACATCGTTCGTATTGAAAACTGTGGGTGATACAACTGGAGCTAACATTTTTGGATTACAAATTATGGATGTATTTTCATACGCAGGCTCAGCCTACAAGACAGTTCTTGCACAATCAGATTGGGATTACAACGGAGGGGGTGAAGTGGAATACGAAACTGCTCTGTGGCGTTCTACTGCTGCAATTACTTCTATACGCCTTGCCTCTGTTGTTGCATCGAATCTTGCAGCAGGCACCACGGCCACACTATACGGAATCTTGAAGGCATAAAATGGCAAATACATACACACTTATCTCAAGCAATGTGCTTGCATCTACAACTGTTACTGTGACCTTTTCATCTATTCCTAGCACTTATACTGACTTGGTGCTGAGATACTCGTCAAGAACTGCAAATGCAAGCGCAGATTACTTTGTGACTTTAAGAATTAACGGATCAAGTGCGGCAACATATTCCGATACAAGAATATCGGGTAATGGTTCGGCTGCTTCTAGTGGCGCACAAACCAATGTCACGTCAGGTTATGCAGGTGTAAACTCGGGTGGCGGAGCAACTGCTAATACTTTTGGTTCAAATGAAATTTACATACCAAATTATGCAGGAGCCACAAATAAACCTTGGTCTGGTTTTGGAACTATGGAAAACAACAGCACCACTTCGTTCATTGGCGCAACTGCTGGTTTACGATCAAACACCGATGCAATAACGAGCGTGTCAATTATTGATCCATCTGGCAGCGGTTTCGTCTCAGGTTCATCTTTCTTTCTCTACGGCATCAAGAACTCATAAAGGAGCAACTATGACAACAGCAATCGAAGTAAACTGTGCAACAGGTGAGGTCATCGAGCGTCCATTGACAGCCGATGAAATTGCAGCCAATGAAGCAGCGGCAGCACAGGCAGAAACAGATCGTCTAGCAGCAGAAGCAGAAGCGGCAACCAAGGCTGAGGCTAAGTCTGCACTACTGGAGAAGCTAGGCATTACAGAAGATGAAGCGAAGCTGTTACTTGGATGAAGGTAAAGCTCTCTAAGGCTGCTGTCCAGTTAAGGGAGCAGATCGATGACTCATTCCCAGATCGTGACCGCACATCGGATGGTTGGATCGGTGATACCCGACACGCTCATCGCAAGTCGGATCATAACCCTGATGCTGAAGGTTGGGTTCGTGCCATTGACATCGACCGTGACCTGTTTAAGGGATCGCGACCAGACATCATGCCAGATCTTGCAGATCAGCTTCGTGTCGCTTGCAAGTCTAAGCAAGAAAAGCGTATTAGTTACATTATATTCGATGGACAAATATCATCACCCATCCTCAATTGGAAGTTCAGAAAGTACACAGGGGCTAACAAACACACCAAGCACATGCATGTCTCGTTTAAGAAAGCGGCTGACAATGATGGTGCTTTTTATCAAATACCTATGTTAGGCGGAGAATAATGAAGATCAAGCACCCTGCATACCTAGCTGCTGGAGCATTCTTAGCAGCATGGGCATCATCTAACTTTGAGGCAGATTACCGCGCAATCCTATGGGCTGTGCTATCTGGCATATTCGGGTACGCGAGTCCTAAAAAGTGACACAGTCAGATTTCTTCACACTCTACATAGCAACCATCACAATCCTTGGTGGCTTGTCTGGCTATGTAATCACACACTTATTGTCAGAGATTAAGCGACTCAACACGCGGGTCGATGAGATCTATAACATCTTGCTCGACAGGTAGCATTGTGCTATGGCAAGAAAACCTACTAAGGCATTAGAGGATCAAGGTTACTCAAAGCTAGATGCCTATTGCATTGGGCTTCATGAGTATTACAAGTCATTGCGTAAGGCTGGCTTTAGTGAAGGTCTAGCCCTGTTTATGATTACCGATGTTCCATCCTATCCGCGCTGGATCTTGCCAGACCCAATCGAACCAGAGAAGCTGGGCGATTACGAGGATGAAGAGGATGACGATTAAGCGAATAGTCGTAGTCTCGGACTTACAAGTCCCTTACCATGACAGGGTTGCAACCCGCAATCTTGCTAGTTTCATCAAGAAGTTTAAGCCAGATCAAGTAGTCACTATTGGTGATGAGATCGACCTACCACAGATCAGCAAGTGGGAGGAGGGTCGGATGGGTTCTTATGCCCAGACCCTAGACGATGATCGCAATGAGGCAGTAGACCTACTCTGGGAGTTAGGCGTTACAGACTGCATCCGTAGTAATCACACAGATCGCTTGTATAACATCATCATGGCTAAAGTCCCTGCATTCGGGGCTTTGCCAGAGCTTCGCTTTGAGAAGTTTCTCAAGTTCGATGAGCTAGGCATTACCTTCCATAAGAACCCTATGCCTATTGCACCTAACTGGATTGCAGTGCATGGAGACCACACACCCATCAAGCCACAGGGGGGCTTATCAGCCCTAGAAGCGGCTCGTAGGCATGGAAAGAATGTCATCTCAGGACATACTCACAGAGCAGGGCGATCAGCCTTCTCAGAGGCTTCTGGAGGGCGTATAGGGCGTGTCCTGCATGGTGTAGAGGTAGGCAATCTTATGGACTTTAAGCAAGCTGCATACACCAAGGGTGTAGCCAATTGGCAGCAAGCCTTTGCCATCATCTATGTTAATAAGAGCAAGGTTCAAGTAGATCTAATCAACATCGAGAAAGACGGCACATTCATTGTGGCTGGAAAGTCCTACGGTCGGGCGCGTTAAATCGTTATCATTTCGTTATCAGAATGTGCTTGATTAGTCAGGCAGTTATGTCACACTAAGTCTGTAAGGGAAACTCCCGAGCAGATAGGGCTAACATGAGTAATCTAGATAAGCTGTTTATTATCAGCATTATTGGCATATTTATAGGCTTTGCTATTGTCATCTTTGATGTACAGCGCACAGCTTATGATAAGGGCGTACGCGATGGCTATCACCGAGGTCGCAGCATCAAGGGGCAGGAATGAAAGCCAATGAAATCCTCTTATCAGCCACAGACACAATCCGTGAGCGTGGCCTTTCGTACGGTCACCCTGCAGATAACCTGCAACACACAGCGATGCTCCTCAGTGCATACTTACAGACACCGATACATGACTATCAAGTCGCAGGGATCATGGTGCTTGTTAAGCTTGCAAGGACTAATCAATCCGCACAGCACATCGACAACTGGATCGACCTATGCTCCTATGGCGCACTCGCAGGACAACTAGCAACCGAGGAGAACGATCTTTATGTTTAATTTAGCCGATTACGAGACAGTAGAGGTGAGACTTGAAAAGTTTATTAAAGATTATCCAGATTTCCGTATTGCAACAGAGTTGGAAAGTTTCCAGAGCAATAGATACATTGTTAAGGCTTATCTTTATAAAGATCTTAAGGATGAAGTT